CGCACAGCTTGACCATGTCAAGGAAATTAACGAGGAACTTCTTGCAGGTTCCGCATATCTAGTATCTGCTGGTGCATCGACAACGTTTACCGTTCCAGCAGCTATTGCAAAACATTTTAAAATCGGTGATGCAGTTGGAATGAATAACGTTGGTACTGGATTCGACAGGACTTCTGGTTCTGCTGTTTCCGCAGTTAACACTTCTACTGGTGTAGTAACTGTTGCTAGCGGTACTGCCTATGCCGATGGTGACGTAGCATTCATCTACAGTCGGGCTGGCCTAACTTCCATTGATGACATCGTTATGGAAGACGGAGCGGTTGTGGGTGGTGGTTCTGGTGGGGCCAACGTTAGGGCTTATGACTTAACTCAGGCTGGCAGGACGGCGGGTGATTGGAATGCTGGTGCTAGTGTTTCATATAACTCAGGTACGGGACGAGACTTGTCTCTAAACCTACTTGACACAGCTATTCAGAAGATTAGGGAGAATGGTGGAGAGCCGAAACTGATTCTTCTTGGGCATGACCAGTACTTTAAGCTAGAGAGGCTTTTGAACTCTAACCAGAGGTACATGGGACAGGAGGAGTATCAGGTAGGTATCGGTTCAGAGCGAACTTTCCCCGGCACTCGAACTGGTCTTGTGTTAGCTACGTATCAGGGAATTCCAATTCTTCCAGATGCTGATGTGCCGAAGTCGGTTTCGACTGCGGATGCGGTGTTGGGAAGTAACGTCTATGTTTTAGATACAGACTATCTTGAAATTGCAGTTGCTCAACCTACTCAGTATGTTGAGAACCGTGACTACTTCGCAGCCAATGCGCTAGTGGTTCGTGGTTTGCTATATACCATGGCAGAAATGCGATGCAAGAACATCTTTGTTCAAGCTAAGATTGCAGACTTGAACACTTAATAGACTCTAGGTATAATGGGGCGTAAGCTATAAATCTTACGCCCCTAATACCTTTAATAATTTTTGTAATGGAGGATAACAATATGGCAAAGCATACATTTAATATGGCCGATGTAACGGGCGATACTAAAGTTATTGCACGATCTTCATACGGTTACGATTGGAATTATTTGGCCGATGATGAAACCTTTCTTTTTGGTAGTACGGACGAAACTGCTTTCAGTGTCAAAAATATGATTCCGGGTACTGGTATTTCTACTGGGTCTGGTACTGTTTGTAAAGGTTCCGTCTTGCGAATGGGGGATGTCATCGAAACAACTATTATTATAGATTTAACAGGTCTAAACTCAGGTGATGCTGACGGTGATATTATTGGTGTAGCAGCAACGGCAAACTGTCATATTGGACAGATTACCGCTGCTAAGAATGGCACCATTACTCACGGCTATATGCAATGTGTGGAAACCCCAGCAGGTGGGGAGCCTGATATTGATTTGTTTTCTGCTACCGAAGCTACTGGTACGGAGGAAGCACTTGTCACTGGTTTGACCGAAACAGCTTTGTTGGCTACTGCGGTAGATTGGACAGGCATTCTAGCTCCTAAAGGAATTACTGCTGTTCCCGCTGCTAACGAGTATTTGTATCTAGCCGCCTCTGGTGGGTCTACAAATGCAACTTATACGGCTGGTAAATTTATCATTAAACTTTATGGGTCTTAAGTCATTAGGTAGCCATTTTCAGATAGGGGTGGCTACCTTTTAATGATGGAAACGAGGTTTATATAATGTAAATTTAGAGGAAGGTGTGTATTTATGGCCTCTAGAAAACAACAAGAGTCTCTTTCTATAGATTTAGCAGTTTATATGGAACGATTAGACACTTATATTTCAACGCAAAGTACTTTAAATGAAACGTTATGTAGAAGTTTAGATAAGGTTAATGATGAGCTAGACGATTTAAGGTCATGGAGAAACAAGATGTATGGCGCTAAAGCTGTAGCAATATTTGCAGGAATTCTTTTCGCTCATGCTACAGTAGTTTTAGGAGCGATATTAGGAATAATACGATTAAGATGGGGAGTGTAATTTATGGCAAATGAACGACATACCGATGCGAGGGGTTGGGAAATAGACTTTTCTACTAGGCAATCTGTCCATCCATATACAAGATACTCACCGTTTAGAGCAGCTACTTCAACTACAGTATCTACCTTATTTACTGTATCTAGAGGAGAAACCGCTACTAACTGGGTAACAAATCCTAGAGTTGAGGCTGCAGATGTTACTATGTTCACGGCAACTGGTTCAGCGATATCCAGAGATACTGGGCAAGCTTCATTAGGAACAGCTTCTTTACTTGTGAACCCAGCGAACTCCGACGCCGATGAAGGAGTTTATTGGGACTCTCCTTTAATACCTTTCAATATTAATCCTCAACATCTAACAGTTCAGGTCGAACATCGAGGCGCATCAGCTTCAGGAGCAGTGACTCTTGAACTAATGGATTCGTCAGGTACAGTTCTTGCAACATCAGGAACAGATAGTTTAGCAACTTCTTGGAGACGATTAACAGCACAATATACAGTTGCTGGCAGTACTGCAGCCGCGGCCTATAGATTATCTATAACTACTACTGCTCAACATAATATAAATTTTTATGTAGATAAGATTATGTTTGAGGTCAGAGAAGATACTACAGCAGTTTCTACTTATATAGATGGTGATAACGGAATTAATTATGAGTGGACAGGAACAGCTAACGCTTCTACGTCAATTAAGAAACCGGGATTAGCTCTTATTAAAGGAATATTCTTAAAGAATGAATCAGGAACTGCGGCTGATATCGTCTATGTAGCTTTTGATACAATAGCTACTTCTACTACTGGCATACCAATATTGGGTGGTGGTACGTTAGATACAAATTGGCCTTTAGGATTTACTAATAAGATTACCGTAATAGCTGCCCAAAATACTCCAACAGTTAGCGGAGTTGTTTGGGGAACTCATTACGCCTAGGAAGAGAATATAATGAGTATTGATCTCTATTCATGGGCATCAGATGATGCTGAAATAATGCTATTAGAAAAAGCTCAAAACGGTAGAACTACTGTTGAGGATATTCAAGGTGCATTAGAGGAATATCAAAAATTGTGGAAAGCTGGAATAGCTTCTAAAGCTGAGGTTTTAACACTCTCTCGTGCCTTTCCCGATGCTCCTGAATATACAGAAGCTGCTCAAGAATTTAATATTTCTGAACCATTAGTTATCGGTGGCCCAGCCTCTGTAGAATTAATTGATAGAGAAGGTCATATGATAACAACCGATGCTTTGGAACGGGCCTTTAAACGCTATATGGCTAACTTTCGTACTCGTAATGCTATGGTACTCCATAGTGATGTTCAAGTAGGTTGGGCATTACCAGCTTATATAAGTAAAGGTGGACAGATTTTTAAGTCTGGTGTAGACGATAAAGGACTATATTTTATTTGTGAAATCAGAGATGACACTCGTATAGCGCAAAGAGTTATAGATCAAATAAATGACGGTAAGCTTAAAAGTTATTCTATTGCTGGATCAGCCACTAAGACTCAAAACATGCAGAAAGGCTTAATGCCTTATATGCAAGTAGATGAAATGGAACTTGCAGAAGTAACTGTATGTGAAAAGGGAGTCAATCAGGGGGCTGGGTTTGACTTATTAAAGAGTCTGTCTACACCACAAGGTTCTTGTATTGATGGAAGTTGTTTGATTAAACTGGAGAAACGTGATGGTCAACTCAGTCCCGTAGAAGCAGGATTACGACAAGCCACTCCACCAGAATTAGAGGTTGGTATTAAATGTGAATCATGTCAGTATTTTATACGAACCGCTGAGGATGAGGTTGGAACGTGTGAATTGGTCATGGGTGATATACATTCTGAGGATTGGTGTAAATTGTATAGTCCTAATTTATCTTCTGAAGGAGGTGATCCAACATCTAGCGTAGGAAATAAACTTAATGTATTGGAGATAGTACTTATGGAAAATAAAAAAGGAAACATAGATTTTATTAAATCATTTGGTAAATGGCAGGAATTACAAAAATCTGAGGATTGTGCATGTATTGTAGTTGGTCATGATACTATATCTGTCTTTACAGATATATTAGCTAAAGCAGATAAAGACCCCTTGAATAATGGCAAATCTTTCAATACCTTACATAACTATGCTGCACGAGATGCGGAACATCATCAACTACTAAGAGAATATGGTTTTCCTTCGGAGCAACCCCTTGAAGGAATGAGGTATACACCTGTTGTAGAAGTGGAAACTAATGATTGGGGAATACCAATAAATCATAAACCTCCATGGACAGTTAATGAAGCTGGTCAAGAACTAGGAGATAAGTTAGATGAAGACTCTCCTGATTATCATAAGTCTGCAGCAGCTAAGGCTAGAAAGGCTGCAGCAGAATCTGATCATCCATGGTATTCACCAGAGATAAGTATAACTAAACAATTTCTAAACTATATGGATTTATTTAAAGCGGAGAATAATCCGTTTGCGATAGCTACTTCCCAAGCTAAAAAGCAGGGACATAGCAATTTTAAAGAAGGAAGTGTTGGGGATTCCCAAAGGAAGAAAATTGCTGAAGCAATAAAAAGAAATTAAGAACTAGAGGAGGTTTATATGTTTGGTTTTATATCGAACTTTCTAAGAGCGTTGGCACATCGGGAAGAGAATACTAGAGCTTTAGATAATTATTATCGCATAGAATACGCAAATGAGCTTGATAAACTTCCTCCATCTGTTAAATTGCTCAGGATTCAAGACCTGTGGGGAAACTATACTTATGAATATAAAATCATAAGTAATCAGCATATTAAGAAATACAGCACAGCCTTAAAAAATTATAGGGGGTTGAAAAGATAATGGGTAAAGTAAGACCGCAAATATTTTTAGCGATTCTTGTGCTAGGAATTTTAGCTGGAATAGGCGCTATGAATGGAGTACCTGAGCTTGCAACCGCAACAATTGGTGGAATCATAGCTTTGGGTATGAAAGTACTAGAAAATGAGTAAAGGGGGATCATATTCATGGTATATGTATACGAAGCTGAATTAACTAGTTGTTCTTGTATAGAAACAGGAAATTGTAGTTGTCTTGAAAATTATGGAGCAGAATGTGATTGTGAGTGTGATTGTGTTCTATGCATAATGAACGAGAACAAAGAATATAATAGTTGTGGTTGTGGTGGAAATTGTTCTTGTGGAAAATATTCTGAAGAGAATTATTTAAATGAACTTGGTGATGATTAATGAGCGGTTTCCATAGTCATTTAAGGACTAAAACACTATGACTTATATAGTTACTTCAACTTGTGTAGATGTATTAGATAAAGCATGTTTAGATGTTTGTCCAGTGGACTGTATTTACCTTGAGGAGGGTGTAGACCGTATGGTGTACATTGCTCCTGATGAATGTATAGATTGTGCTGCATGTGAGCCTGTATGCCCAGTAAATTCAATTTTTGCTGAAGATAGTGTACCCGAAGCTGAAAAAGCTTATATTCCCCTCAATTATGATTACTTTGAAAAAGATAAAGATACAGTAAGAGCAACACTAAATGAAATGGTTCCTGTAAAATAAAAGGAGATTATGCCTTTCAAAACAGGGCTTTTAAACTCTTGGGTAATGGTATAGGTCATCTTTTATCTTTAAAGCCCCTCTACGGGCTTCCTAGAGCGCCTTAGCTTTGGCAAAACATGTAGAAATTAGGAAAAACGCCTAAAAACTCCTTATTTAGTATAAAAATAGCAAATGACTACAGAAATAATAATCGACTTACCATACTCCCCATTACCTAATCAAGTCGAAATTAAAAATTCGTCGATACATGGTTTAGGTTTGTTTTCTGTGAAAGACATTCCACAAGGAATAGAGCTTGGAATAACACATATTAAACATAAGTTATTTCCAAATGGATGGATAAGAACTCCGTTAGGTGGATTTTACAATCATTATGAAAAACCTAACTGTTTTATCACAGATAAATTATTAATAGATAATACAGCAGTCAAAATATTGGTAACACTAGAACACATTCCAACGGATACAGAATTAACTTGTAAGTATTCTTTGTGGAATATTGATGTTTTATTAAAGCATATAGTTTAGTTATAATATTTTACATGCTTTCTATCAAAAGAATCTTGAAGGTCTTGTCTCGCTTTCTCATTAATAAACTTTCCAACTAGTTGTAAATAAGTTTTAGTGAAATTTGGCCCATGATGATCTGCTGGGCCTTTCTGATAATTAATTACATGAGCCATCTCATGACAGATAAATGGAATCCTTTTTACTACATTAGATGGAATGGCTACATAAGTGGGGGTAGCATAAGCAATATGTTTTGCAAGCCTTCTTCTAATGCTAGTTGGAATGGTTTTCTTGTTACCGGTATAGAGAATAGGCTTCTCAATATTTGCCCATGTAGAAACAGAATGAATTAGTTGTTCTGCCTTTGTTTGAGATGTCTGAGGATGTATATGCCAGAACATACATTGTTCTTCCGCATCATACACTTTCTGTCTTTGAAAATCTCTTATATGGATGTTTGGAATAGAATCACTATCTATAGCTCTCATCAACATATTTCCTGCTGTTTAAGCATTTTCGGACTGTGGAGATAATCCTTCCCCTTCCAACAAAACAGATTTAAGAGCGTCCTTTCGTCTAGCATCCCTACGTTCCATAGCAGAATAATAATTATCTGAATCATCGTAAAGGAACTTTAATTCCTGATGGTCTATAAATTCATAGATACGTTCTGGATGTGTAGAAAAGCCCATCCAAGTCATTACATCTACCCCGAAACCTAATTGAATGGCTGTGATACGGCTAGTTAACCCAAGTAAATATCCACTACCGTGGAACAATCCACCCCCCGAATTACCAAAAATACTGGGAGCGTTGGTCATAAGATAGGACTTTTGCTCAATCATCTCTCGTAGATATGTTAAAGAACCTTGAGAAGAGAATGGGTCATGGAGCAATGAACATCCAGATACCCATACATCATCAAACAGCTTTAAATTCTCAAGTTCGCCTTTAGGATAGAGAGTTGCTACATAAGGCATCTGTCTAGGATTATTTAATCTAATAGCCGCTACATCATGATTTTTATCATAGGCAATAATCTTTCCTGTAGTCGAATTTGCAGATACTACTTTAGAACCTTCATAATCAAATACTTCTACAGTAACTTCTTCAAGAATATCTTTCTTGACTTGACGTTTTAATACTGCATCCCACTCATCAATTATTTTAATATTCCCATCTATAACATGCTCACAGGTTAGAGCAATATTTATAAAGTTACCCTCATGTTTAAGGTCTGGAGCAGAATAAATTAATACTCCACTTCCACCTGCTTGTCCAGCCCTAACTCTTGTAACTGGATATAAAATACGTTCGTGTAGTTCTTGTTGTGTTAAGCTCATTTCAAGCCCCCTATTCGGGAATGATAAGGTTGTCCAATGCTTTAATTGTAGCAGTACTGAACTCTTTGAGTTCTTTGACCAATGCTTTCTTTTCAGCCATAGTAATTTTTTTGTCTTTCATGGCTTTTCCAAGAGATTGTACCACATCAAGGGCTTCCTTAATAATGTTTTTAGCTGCAGCCGACTGTCCCGCATTTAATTGGATAAATGTTATGGC